TTATATCATCACCATACTCAACACCCACTGAACCAAGTGGTCCAGCAAAATCATCATTACTATCAAAACTTGATTCATTAACACTGATGCCTGAATAAACTGTTAGATCCTTTGTGAGGGGTGCCATAACTTTTACTCCAGCATGATTTACACCAGGAAAATCATCACATTGTGTGGGTGATGATAAGTGTTCAACAAACAACCTTACATGTTTATGAATATCATATTCAATACCAAACCCACCCATGGGTTCTCCAAATTCAAACTGTTCATTCTTATCACCTATCTGATGATTAAGCATAACATATGATCTAATCTCATCAGGTGTGACCATACCAACTGCACCTGTAGCAACTATACCCATAAGGGTTTGTGCTCCAATACATATGCTCATTTAGGTGTGTCCCCCAAACATAAATCTCATTGCACTGAGTATTTTATTACCTGTTGATCCTAGTCCTCTTGAGTTAAAGCGTGCATACAGAGCATTGCTAATAACAGGGGCGGGAACACTGAGATCAACAGCAGTGTTGACAGTCCACCTACCCTCACCAGAATCTGGTACTGCTGCATCGAATTTATCCAATGAAGGATTATCACGTAGGACATTCGCAGTAAGATCAAGTAACCAGCTACTAATGACACTACCGCGACGCCATAACTCAGCAACTTCACCAACATTAATATCATAGCAGTAATTTTCTGGGTCTGCCATGGGAGCTCCTTTGGCTCCTGCTCCTTCAACATAACTCCTTCCTAGATTTGCTGAGTCTAAGATTTCAAATCCCTCAGCGTATGCTTGCATAATCCCATACTCTATACCATTGTGAATCATCTTCACAAAGTGACCAGCACCTGGTAGTCCACAATGCAACCAACCATATTCAGCACTGATTGCACCCCTGTATGGATCAGTGCGGGTTGCAGAGGCAATACCAGGCGAGAGTGCTCTGAAGATAGGAGCGCAAGAAGATACTGTTGTAGATGCACCCCCAACCATAAGACAGTATCCACGCTCCATACCATGAACACCACCACTAATACCACAATCAATATATTGGATACCAAATTTTGAAAGGCGTTCTGCCCTCCTCCTACTATCTTTAAAGTTGCTATCGCTACAATCAATAATAATATCTCCGTCACCACAGTGTAATAGTAACTCATTAATTGTTTCCTCAACTGTTTCAGCAGGTATTGCCATCATAAAAATACCAGTTCCAGGATGATCATAAGTACCCCAACCAGTCTTTACTTGTGCGACAAGTTCTTTAATTCCAGTGGTTACACCATCAACAAAATCATTTTCATATGCCTCTTGGGCTTTTTCATAATCCCTTCTGTAACCCCATACTGTGATTTCCTGTTTCATAAGAAGGCGAGACATATTAAGTCCAACCTTCCCCAGTCCAATAATTCCAACCTTCATGTAAGTTTCTCCACAATACCTTTAATGATGTCAATGTCAATGCCCATGAATGGTGGCACTATACCAAGCAGTCTTAATAAACCATCAAGAAACAAAGCAAGCACTATTGTTCCTAAGATCATACTAATGATAGAGGCATTGTGATTATGTTGTTTGATAGCAGCAGCAATCATTACCTCAACCTCATGTTTTGAGATGGTATGAGACGGTTTAATCTCATCAAATCTGTGAGTCATTAGTAGGGAAAAAAATGTTTCAGTTAGACTTATGTATATGATTACATTTTGAACTTGTCATCAGATTGTGGGACAATGCTGACGGGTGCTTGTTCAATTCTTATGACCTGATGAGGTGCTGTCTGAGCAGCCTTCTCAATCAGTTTTTCCATTTGTTCCTTGGTGATTCCACCACCACCTGAACCACCATTAGCACCATTTTTCTTAGCAGTTTGGACACCAAAAGTAGCTAAAACCCCTGTGAAAACTGAGGCAATGAAGGTTGGGTCTAGTTTCTGCTCAGGAATACCTAATGCTGCTGGTAGTTTGATGTAGGCAAGGGTGAGGATACCCCCACTCCACACTAGGATACCTAGTCTAACAAATGTTGAGAGAATTGCAAGTTGTTCCTCTTTATCATCTGTTGCATCCTTAAGTTTTCCCAGTATTCCTTTCTTCTTAGGTTCCTCTTTCTTAACATCCTTGACTTCCTTGATTTCGTCTGGCATCTTTAAGAAAGCAGTTAATAATATTTAGAAAAAAAGGGACCTTTTCAGGCCCCTGCACCCTGATAAACAGGAGTCATTATTCCACCATCTGGTGGACCATCATTATCATCATCTGTTTCAACCAACAGTAGCATAAAGAAGAATGGTGTAAGAAAGAAAATAATAGTCTGTGACCATTCAAGACTCATGACTCTTGACCTTGTGTGTGTTCCCTTGTAGCACATGCGGCAGCACCTAATGGTAATAGGAGTAATACTGCTGCCACGTAAAATCCCCAAGCCATCACCAGAGACCAGGAATGATTTGTCCTGTGGTTGCGTAGGATCCCATTGCTGCAATGACACCGATCATTGCTGCCCAACCGTTGATGCGTTCTGCTTTTTCGTTCATTGTTTTATACCTTAGAAAGATTTAAGTATGCTTTTGTTGTGTCACTAGGTGTGTTCTCATAGGTAGATGTGTCACCATAGATTTTGTGATCACTGTACCCAACCATTGCTCCCTTGGTGCGTTGTAATGCAGGCATGAAGGCAATGAAGAGAAACACACTTGGTGCTCCTATAATAAGTGCTGCTCCAAACACATAACCCACAAGAAATTCTGTGATGGTGTGATTAGCAGTCCAGGCAAACTCGGTTTGCGTCAAAAGTTCAATCATTAATTAGTTCAGGCGAGGAAGGTTCCTGCATTGCGGAGAAGACCAAAGAAGAATACATCACCAGTGGATGCATATGAAACCAGTGCTGCAACAAAACCAATCATTGCAACTCTACCATTCAACTTCTCAGCCCTCTCATTATGGGAGACATACCCATAACGCTCAGCCTCTGTATCATAGTACATTGTGGGCTCATTTGCCCACATATTAGTTTGACCAAGTTCATTTGTTGTTACAGTCATTTACCTAATGTAATGAATCTTTACATACTATATATGTTTTCTTAACTTTTGTCAAGCTCTCCACTTCTCATACTGGCCACCTCCCTGATCAGATCATTGTAATCCCTGATCAGTAGCATATGTTCATTCTCAAGACCCTCCACACGGTATTGGAGTCTCTCCACCAGGTCATACAGATTACTGTACTCTTCTACATTGGTTGATCCCTTATCAGTATTGGAAAAGAACCATTTAAAAAAGTTTTTCCTCTTTTTCTTATTCTTCTTCATTGATTGTCTCCACAGCAGCAAGTGCTTTCTGTCTCAGGTTCTCAGGCAGGGCAACATATCCCATATTATCAGACATACCCTGTGCCTCTTCACTCAATATAAAGTTAAGGGTCTCCTTAACGCCAGGTTTTGATTGAGGATAAGCAAGTATCCAGGTCAGTGAGACAATGGGATAGGACATCTCACCAGCAGGATTAGGATCTGTTCCCCTCAGTTTGTCATCAAGTTTGATATTAGTAAGACCATAAGCAGCGGATGTTGGATTTGCTTTCAGAAATACACCTGCCTTGTTCTGTAATGAGACCTGTTCCAACTTAGAGGTCATCACATAGTTATAGTTCATATAACCAATAGAACCCTCTATTTGGAGCATCTGAGCAGCAACACCAGAGTTACCCTTTGCCCCTACACCCACAGGCCATTTAACTGTTTTTGCTGTGCCATACTCACTCTTCCATTCAGGGGAGAATGCTGACAGTGAGTTGGTGAATCCATAGGTTGTTCCAGCACCATCAGAACGATACACAACCATAATAGGAACATTACCACAACCAAACTCACTCCAATTGTGTATCTTACCCATGAAGACATCAACAAGTTGTGTCTGTGTCATCTTCACATCACATCCTGGTACATTGTATGCTGGGACTATGGCACCCCCTGTGACAGGAATCTGAACCATACCACCCTCAGGTATCTTTGAGTCCT